ATCATGGTAAAAGACTTACTGCTTTAGAGGAAAAGATAAATGGGTTGTAAACCTGGTAATAGAGGTACTACTTCATGTTATTACTTTCAGCCTGGTACAGGTGCTGGTGTAAGTATAGAATTTACTGAGTATCCTCTGAATGTAATCCGAACTAATGGTAGTTACAACATACCTGGAAGGGAAGGTAGCGTAGTAATGTACCCTTCCACTCAGATTTGTAACTCAAGCGGATCTCCTCAGATACAGAATGCGTCTAACTGTGGAAAACTATGGAGAGCAGATCCTGAGGATGGTGAATGTATATTAGCATATGATTGGTATCCTGGTGAGTTATCCTTTGATTATGGGTTCTCTGATACATGGTTTTCATACTTATATGATACAAGCGACAAACAGGGCATCATAGGTAGTCCTTGTTTTTATATCGAAGACGAGGTAACCACTGGTGATGATGGAAGTATGACATCATCTTCTGAGTGTCATCCTTGTACTGGATTTACGTGCACCCCCGCGAGCACCACATTATCTTATACCGTAGAGGGAGACGATGACCTAACTGGAGATTCAGACTGCCCCCACCCCACATTATTCGGGTTTGGGAGTGATAAGAATAAATTAGCGTTCTCATACGACTCTTTATCCACCACGATACCTAATGGACTCACTGATTTCAGCCTCTCTGCCGACGGAACCACTTATACTGACGCTTGGAATCAAGATGAAGTCTCTGGTATAATCTATTCATCGACCCAAAACCCTTGGGTTAGTGGAGACGAGTCATTTAACGACTTTCAGGTCTTTGAAATCAACGATACAGGTAATAATAAGACTGGATTACGTATAAAATTCAATATTTACCCTATTTTTGACGATTCTGGTAGTTCTACTGTCTTTACAGGCACAAAATGGGAACCAACAGAGGTTTTGAATCCTGGAACTGGTTATGCTGTCAATGATACGTTCAATTTACAGTACTTAGTAACTCATTATGACAATACGACTACTACTTTACAGGTAACATTGAAGATTACTGGTGTTGGTCCGTATCAGGCAACTGAAGGACAGACAGGTTTTGACGTTTTAAGAGCAGGAGACACAATTAACGGTCATACTATCAATAGAGTGTTCACTACTGACTTAGATAACTTCCCATATCATATAATTTACTTAGATGGAAATGGTAGCGATTTTGCGAAGGATACACAGTATACTAGCTCAAGAAATCACGTAATTACCGCAAAAGCGGGTAAAGGTATAGCAGAAAGGGCAATTTTAGTCGGAAAATACGAATTTTTGAACAAAAGTATCCAATATTGCACCGCAGACGTAGATAAAAACGCTCCAAACATATTTTCGACCCTAAAACAACCAAAAATCACCCCAAATTTAACAAATGGAGTACTTTCTGGCGTTTCTATCGTAGATGGAGGATCTGGGTGGCTTGCTCAAAATATACAAGGAAGAGAGCCAGAATTAATTGTTACACCACCATTGATTGACTCAGGAAGACAAGCAAAAGTTAAGGCAGAATTTACAAATGGTGTACTTACGGCAATAAAAGTGGAAGATGGAGGGTCTGGATACAGTACAGAGAACCTTCCACAGTTCGCAGTCATCAATGATGAGAAGAGAGAATCTATTACAATCTTTAATGAGGCTGGAAATACAGTACATAAAGAAGATTCTACATTAGTAATGGATGCCATTGATGAATATGGCACAGATTTTGGTGTTTCTGGTGAAAATAGAACAGATATATCAAATACTATTGATTTAACACCCGAAAGACAAGATTATACGATACCAGATGAGACATTTAGGGTAAAAGAAGACCCTAATCGTAATAGAGTTAGTAAATTACCGCAACAAAAGTACACAAAAGCGGCTACAGACAAATATAAAGAGGAAACTAAAGTCCAATATGACTTACAGTACCTTAATGACATTGATATTGATAGAAAATATAAGGATGAATGGGAAATTGCAAGGCAAGAAGATATAGCTCAGCGTGTAAAAGACGTAGATGATATCTCACAAGAGAATGCGATTGAGTATGATGTGCGTAAAGAGATGTATGTAGAGACTGTTCAAGGTGCAACAAGTCAACTTCCGCATGCTTCAGAGTATACAAAGTACATGCTCCGTCAATATAGACCAGATCCAACAAGAAAAACAACAATTAACGTAACATTAGCATCTACTCCCGTAACTGCGGGATGTACTCACTTTAGTTGTACTGCCCCTGCTCCTGGAACTGGAGGTTCAACTACGGATCCTGATACTGGTGTGACATACAATACTACATATACTATGTCAAGTCTTATGGGATCTGGTTGTAAAGCATGGTCTTGTTCAGGCACATTTCCCATGTATAATGACTTGAGTGCATCTGCACGACAAGTCGCAGATGCTACAGCAGCATACGGTAACCCTTATAGTCAGTAATTATGGCAGGATCACCTTTAGGAGCAGCTCTCTATATGGGAGTTGATAGTGGACATGGAGTAGGATGCGGATCATCACACCATCCAGGTTTAGGTGGTGGTACACTTAGTCCTTGTCCACACCCATCTTTAGCACCTCAAGTGGTGCCAAAACCAGTTGCAGCAATGAATGCAACTACTATATGGCCACCTCATTCTCAAACACCTGCTGGTCCGTACTTGCGTACTGTGATAATTAATGGTAAAATGCCTATCTGTGACCAAGATTTGCTTATTCCCCATCCTACTCCAGTACAACATACAACTACTTCCGTAGGTTTTAAATGCTTTTGTACTGTAAGTACACCAGCATGGCATTGTACTGTAGGTACTGCAGGTGGTAGAGAAGCAGCAGTAGGTCATGCTCGTAAACTATTCGCCACTACCGCAACAGTGTTTGTTCAAACATTACGTTTAGGTAGAATGAGTGATCCTTTAGGTGATACAACGGTTGCATTTCCATGCACATCGTTAGTCGCAACAGCTAGTCCAAATGTATACGTAGGAAAATAACCTAAATTATGGCAAAATCAATAAATTGGAATCCCGACACTTTTGTGGAGGCAAAACCTAAGAAAACCCGTCAAGGGAATGGAAAACACACTAAATATTCCGCTACTAGTCGCAATCATGCGAAAAAACGCACAAGAGGACAAGGATAATGAGTTTAAAAGAATTAACACAACAACATCATAAACAAGCAGAGAGTCAACCCTTTGTTGGCATTTTATTCAGTGGTCGTTGTCCTCATGAGACATACGCAACTTATTTGTACCAACTTTACCTCATATATCAGACATTAGAGGAAATTGGAGTACAAGGAGGTGTTTTAAAAGGTTTTGAAGATCTCTTAAGAGCACCACAGATACAAGAGGATTTTGATGAGTTATGGAAGGAATCAGAACCTCCTGCCGTATTGGACTCTGTATACGCTTATAGAGCGTACTTAGATGGATTAAGGCATGAACCAGAACGAGTCTGGGCACACTGCTATACAAGGCATATGGGAGACCTTATGGGTGGTCAGCAGTTAAAGGCAAGAGTACCTGGATCTGGTAAAATGTTTGAATTTAATAATCCTGGTGAATTGATAACAAAGATCCGTGGAAGATTAAAGGATGATATGCAACGTGAAGTGGAAACTGCTTATGAATTTGCTACATTACTCTTTAAAGAAATGTGGGGAGTGCATCAAGAGGCACTAAAAAAGCAAAAAGCGTATGAGCAGTCATATTCGTAACTAAATAGTTCCAGCTATAATATGTTAATGTGACTTACAGGGCATTACCAGAGGGGTTGTTTATTTCAAACAGCCCTATTGCTGGTCAAGGCATATTCTCAAGGAATAGTCTTAAAGTTGGAACTGAATTGGGTCTATCTCACCTTATTAGAGGTGAAGAAATATTTCGGACACCATTAGGAGGATTTTTGAATCATTCAAACTTCCCTAATTGCGAAAAATACCAAGTAGACGATAAATATTATGTAAAGGTTATAAAACCAATTGGTCCTATGGAAGAATTGTTTTTGAACTATACATTCTATAAGGTATAATGGCATTAAAGAAGATTGGAAGGAACGAACAGAAAAGGTCTCGTGCTTTTAAGGATATTGCCGTGATGATGGGAAAAAATCCTTTCACGGATGATGTTAATGTGGTAAAGAATGATAATGCAATTAAACAATCAATAAAGAATTTAATATTAACTACTCCTGGAGAGAAACCTTTCCAACCTTTAATTGGATCTAATGTATATACATTACTATTTGAACCATTAGATCCCTTTGTGGCTGATCAAATCCAAGAAGAAGTCATAAATACTATTAATCAGTATGAACCTAGAGTTGCCCTCACGGAAGTATCCGTACAACCTATTTGGGATGATAATGCTATTGGAATAGATGTTGAATACCAAATTGTTGGGCAACCCGTTGTTGAGAATATTTCCTTTGTCTTAAAGAGACCTGAATAATGCAACCGAATAATTTAACAGCATTAGATTTTGATGATGTAAAAGCATCGATTAAGTCTTATCTTAGAACCAGATCAGAGTTCACTGATTATGACTTTGAAGGTTCTGCTCTGACGTATTTGATTGATACTTTAGCGTATAACACATATTATACCGCATTTAATGCTAATATGGCAATGAATGAGGCATTTTTGCCTTCTGCCACTGTTAGAGACAATATTGTTAATATTGCTAAACTGTTAAATTATGTTCCTAAGTCAATTGCTTCATCAAAAGCATGTCTTAAACTTGAAGTACAGACTGTTAAGACAAATGGTGCATATCCAAGTAGTATAACTCTATCTAAGGGTGCAGTTGCTACTGGTGGTAATTTTATTTGGAATATTCTTCAAGATACTACTGTAGTTGTTAATACTACCACTGGACTTGCCGAATTTGACAATTTGATGATTCGTGAAGGAACTATTGTCAGATTTAACTACGTTGTTAATACTTTTGCAACTCAAAATTATAAAGTTCCTTCTGAAGACGCTGATATTGATACTTTAACTGTAAGGGTAAAAGCAAACGAGTCTGCGACTGCTTCTGACCTCTATAACAAGGTTGATACTGTTACCAACCTAACTGCTACCACAAGGGTTTATTTCCTCTCTGAAGGCGAGGATATGAGGTATGAGATAAGGTTTGGTGATGATACTGCTGGTAGAGCACTAAAAGATGGTGAGGTTGTTGATCTTGAGTATCTTGTAACTTCTGGTATTGAAGCAAATGAGGTAACTGGATTCTCCTTCGTTGGTACTATGAGGGATAATTTAGGAGTTGCTTATGGACCAAATTCAGTAGATCTTACAACAAAAGACAGGTCACAACTGGGATCTGTTGCAGAATCACCTGAATCTATTAAATATAATGCTCCAAGATACTACTCTGCACAGTATAGAGCAGTAACAGCACAAGATTATGCTGTTATTACTAAAAAAGTTTATTCTAATGCTGATTCCGTTGTTGCATATGGTGGAGATGCTTTAAATCCTCCAATTTACGGTAAAGTTTTCGTTGCAATCAAAACTAAGACTGGATCATTACTTAATGACCAAACTAAGAAAGAAGTAGCAGCAGATTTAAGAAAATACGCTATGGCATCAATTGACCCTGTTGTCGTTGATCCAGATCAGATCTATATCTACAATAAGATCTTTGCACAGTATGATACTGGTTGCGGTTCTAGTACATCTGATATAAAAACCCATATTAATGATGCTATCACTAATTGGGCTTCTCAGACACAGATTAATAACTTTAACTCTACCTTTAGAAGTCAGAACTTTGAGAAGGCAATTGTGCTTTCCGACAAGTGTATAAGTGACGTTTCACTACAAACTACAATTCTGAAGTATATCAAACCAGGTACTAACTCAACAAACACGTATTGTGTTTCAACTGGTGGTCAATTATATGATAGTGCTCCAAGTAATAGTGGTGCTAGTGACTCTTGTAAGAAGGAACCTGTCGTATTATCAGGAACCTTTAGGACTGCTGATAGACCAGGTATCGATCAGCAATTTGAAGACGATGGATTTGGTAAGTTAAGAACCTTCTATAACACTGGTAATAAGAAAGTATATACGAATGATAGTGCTGGATCAGTTAACTATGCTACAGGCGAAATATGCTTCGGAGCAGTTAATATAATAGGTGCTGGTGCTAATGTACCTTCTATCACTAACTTAACGTTAACTGATACTGTTACTGGTGTAGGAACGGTGATTGATACTACTCTCTTACCAATAGATTTACAAATCCCCGTGCTCTTTATACCTTCAAACAATTCTACCATTCCAGCATCTACACCAGGAACTGTTATTAATATTGTGAATCCTGAGGTTACGGTTTCTCCAATTGGAACAACTCCACCTGGTACTATACCTCTAAATAGTTTGACACCAACAGTTTTCAATCAGACTCCAACTACGGTTGAAGTTCCGAACCTGACAAACACTGGCACAACGAATACAGATAGTTGTTTCTAATTAGATGAGCAATATTAATAAGGTTTCTCAAGCTATAAGGAGTCAGACTCCCGATTTTCTGGAGTCTGAATATCCCCTATTTAATAGGTTTATACAGTATTATTATAGATCTCAAGAGAAAACAGGATTAGGTCAAAATATACTCAATAACTTCCTTCAATATCTTGATATTGATAAGTTAGATATTGGGATACTTGATGGTTCGACTAAAGTTGTAGAAGCAATAAATTCGACGAATAATACTATTGTTGTAGAGAGTGTTGATAAATTTCTTGATAATAATGGATCTGTATTAATTGGTGATGAGATAATTTACTATGAAAAGACGACTTCTGCACCTAATATTGCATTAAGTCCAGGTATTTCATATGATCAGGTAAAACTTAAGTGGACAGGTCTTGCAAGTCCTCTTTTATCATTTGATGGAACAACAACGCAGTTTCCTTTAACATCTCAAGACAGTCCTATTGCTCCTATAACACCACAACACTTAATTGTAAGTGTTTATGGTAAAATTTTAGTTCCTGTTGTTGATTATACCATTAATGGTACTAATATCGTCTTTAATGAGGCTCCAAGAACAAGAACTCCTTCAGATGGATCAGATCAGACATATATTAATTTCTTAAGTGGTTTTATTGAAAACCCAATTGTAGCAATAGATAATTTATCTAATTCTTTTGGTGAATCTAAGAGACAATTTACTATTACAAAGAATGCTGAAAGGTATGAACCTATTGTAGATGAATATGTTATTGCAATTTATGATAATAGACTTTTAGTTCCTAAAGTTGATTTCTTCATAGATGGAGATCAATTTATATTCTTAACTGCCCCTTTAAACGGTAGATTCTTATCATTATATGCTATTGAGGCACCTGTACCTTCATTTGGAGCTGGTGCTATTGGATATGCACGTATTAGTGATACTGGTACTCTTACCAGCATTGAGACTGATACTAATGGATCAGAATATAGATTTGAGTATCCTCCTAAAGTAACTATTAGTTCTGTATTAGGTAGTGGTGCTTCAGCTAATGCATTAGTTAATGGTGTTAAATCAGTTTCTCTATTAGATGGTGGTAAAGGTTATAGTGACACTAACCCACCAGTAGTTCAAGTACAATCACCAACTAAACCAGGTGCAACACAGGCAAAACTTAAAGCAACTGTTACTAATGGTGCTGTAAGTGGACTTGAAATACTTAATTCAGGTAGTGGATATACATTTACACCAAGATTAACATTTAGACAGCCTGGAGGTGCTACAATTGATCCTCCAACCATTACTAATGGTTCTTTTGCAGCTGCTCCAACCATTACTAATGTAGGATTTGGTTATACTACTGCCCCAGTCATATATGTCGATGAACCAACAGGAACTAACCCTATTAAAGCATCATTACGTGCAAACCTTGCTGCAGACGGTACTCTTGCTTCAATTACTGTATTAAATGCAGGGCAAGGATATACAACAGTTCCAAGGGTTGCTATTGTTGATCCAGTTGGTGCTCAAATACTTCAAACGTCTGTTGACGGTGATGGTCGTGTAATTAATATTGAACTTTTAGATGGTGGTAGCGGATATGAGGATATTCCATCTGTATACATTGTTGATGGAAGAGTAGATGCACAAGGAAATTCAATAGGTGGTACTGGAGCAACTGCTGTTGCTGCAATATTCAATGGTAGAATCACTGATATTAATATAACTGCATTTGGAACTGGTTATACTGCTGCTGCACCTCCAACTATCGTTATTCAGACTCCACCTGCTGCAGAAGCATCTGCTGAGATTGGTTTAAAGGAAATTACTGGTTTTACTGTAACACAGGAAGGAAAAGAATACACTAAAGCACAATTTGAAGGATGTGCTCGTGCTGCTTCAGGAATTACTTCATATACAGAAGATGGTAATGCAGTTTTCTCTAGTGCAACTACTGCTGCTGCAGCTACTGTTAATACTCCAGTTAAGTGCTTAGACCAACTGTTTATAAAGAGACTTTTAGACAAATATACAGAACAGTTCCTTCCTGATGTACCTGAACTCGATTATAAGAAAATTGACGTTCGTACAGCAATTAAAACTATTAAAGATTTCTACTCTTCAAAGGGTACATCTTTTAGTATTGCTTATCTCTTTAAGTTACTTTATGGTGAAACTGTAAGTATATCTTATCCAAAAGATCAGATTATCAAACCATCTGATGCTACTTGGTCTATTGATACTATTCTTCGTGCTACTAAGGTTTCTGGTAATTCTGTTGATATTAAAGATGCTTTATTAGTACAAGAAGAGGATATATCAGACCCTAATATTAAAGCAGCGAGTGCTCTTGTAGAAAATTATATTTCAATTAAAACGTCTGAAGTAGAAATTTTTGAACTTGTATTGTCTGAAGAGACTATTACTGGTTCATTTACTGTTCCATATAAGACAAAACTTGCTGAACCATTGAGTGCAACCGACTCTATTATTACGGTTGACTCTACCATTGGTTGGCCAGAAAGGAACGGTGAGTTTGTTATTGGTTCGGGTACTACGACAGAAGTTGTACAATATAAGGAAAAATCACTTAACCAGTTTATCGAATGTACTCGTTCTGTAAATGGTGTTGTTGAAGATTGGGATTCTGCTACACAAGTTACTTCAAACTTCAAAGTTTACCTGAATAAGGGTACATTACAAGAAGTTGTAATGAATGTTGTTGGTATTGTTGATGCACAGCAAACTAATCTAACAGATACTGGATCTTACTACTTACCTGGAGATAAATTAACAGTTTCTAAGTTAGGTGGTACTGGTACGACTTCAGATCTTACAACTTGGTTGTATAACGTTAAAAAATTAATATCAGTTAATACTGTAACATTTGGTGGTGTTAATGACCAATCTGCAACTCTTACTTGTGCTAATCCTCATGGATTATTAGTTGGAGATCAGGTAACTGTATATGGTGCTAACCCAATAATCTATAACGGAACTTTCTTAGTCACATCAAGGGATTCCGAGTATACTTTCCAGTATCAACTTCCCCAACCTGCTACTGTAATACCTCAAGGTAATATTCTTGTATCTGTTGACCTTAATAAAGGTAAGTCAGATAATAGTGCAGTTTTAAATGCTATTGGTTCTTATACTACTAACGTACAAAACTCATTCTTCGATACTACTCATACTTACGTTGCTTCTACAGGTATTCCTAACTATAAGATTGGTCCTTTCCCAGGATCTGCTCTTCTTCCAGGAAACCAACGTAAATTAAACAGATTTCCTAAAGTACCTACTACAATTTCGACTAAGAATACTATTGATTCTGGTCCTGTTGGTACTTGGGTTAATGGTGTATCAATATGGGCATATAAGTCAAAATTAAGTAAAACTTTCGGTGCTATAACTGGAATTAACATCACTAATGCTGGTGCTGGATATGATGCTGCTTCACCTCCAACTATTACTATTTCTGGTGGTAGCGGTTCAGGTGCAACTGCAAATGTAACTGTTGATGGTTCTATCTCTGAAGTCACAGTCACTGCAGGGGGTTCTGGGTATACTTCCTCACCTTTGGTCTCTATTGTAGGTGGTGGCGGAGCAGGAGCAGCAGCTACTGCTATTATCACTAAAGGTGTTGTATCTAGTATACTGATCAACCAAGGTGGTTCTGGATATACTTCCCAGCCTTCAATTACTATTGTTGGTGGTGGAGGAACTGGTGCTGAAGGTACTGCATCTGTTCGTGGTCCAATTCAAAGTATTGCTATAACAGATGGTGGTGCTTCATACACTTCAAATCCTGCTGTCACACTAAGTTCTGGTAGTGGTGCAGTTGCTCAGGCAATTGTAACTAATGGTAGAATCATTTCTATCGCTATTATTTCTGCTGGATCTGGATATACTACCGCACCTGAAGTTTCTGTTCAGGGTGCTGGATTTGGTGCTGTTGCTCGTGCTACTATTGATACTGATGGTGAAAATGCTGGTAGAGTTACTGGTATCACTATTGTTAATAAGGGTATTAACTATGTTCAAGGTACTACGATTATTAACCTAACATCTGTTGGTCAAGGTGCTACATTTACACCTAATGTATTCCAATGGACTTATAACCTTCAAGCAACATCAACATTTGACTCTGCTAAAGGTACTGTATTTGAAGGATTTAATAACCAATATGGTGGTGAGTATGCTCACTTATCCAACCCTCAGAAATTAAGATATATTCTTGGTGATAACTTATTTGAAAATGCTAGTGGTAATATTAAGGAGCAAGAAACTCAATTAAATCACTCACCTATCATTGGATGGGCGTTTGATGGTAACCCAATTTATGGTCCTTATGGTTTCTCTGACCCAACTAACCAAGCATCTTCTATTACAAAACTGAATACTTCTTATAGATTGAAGACAAATTTAGTTTATGATGCAACAACTAACCCATATCCAGCAAGAACTGCTGGTCCTTTACTAAATTCAGAAGCTGCTGGTAACTTTGTTGAAGATTATGAGTATGTCTTCGGTTTAGGTGATTTAGATCAGTATAATGGTCGTTTCTGTAAGACACCAGACTTTACTGATGGTAGATATTGTTATTTTGTTACTATTGATTCTACAGAAGATGGTAACCCAGTATTCCCTTATGTTTTAGGTCCAAGTTTCAACTCAGTTGTTGATAAATGGAACCTTGTTGATGCTGCAACACAACAGAACATTCCTGCAGGTGTTGTACGTTACAGAGACCCTTATGAGAACGTTGATATTGACGTTACAAGGACTCCAAATGCTTCTACTAATGCATTGACTACTGAAGCAGGAGAAATCCTCTTATTCGATCCAGAAGACGTTAATAGAGATGGTGTAATTGATGCTGAGGAGACTGCTAATCCTACTCAGTTGTTTGAAGAAGCACCATTACAACTATTCGATTACTTCCCTACAGTTAAGTTTGACTCCAAGGTTGATATTGAAGTTGAGACTATTACTAAGTTTGAAGATGCTTCTGTAACTGGATTTACAGTTGAAAACCCAGGTATTAACTATCAGGTCAATGATAGACTGGTATTTGATAATACAGATACTGATGGAGATGGTGTATCTGCTCGTGTTTCACGTATTAAAGGTGAGTCAGTTTCAACTTATGGTTTTGAGAATGTAAGTGGAAGTAACTACGGTACATTAAAGACAGATGTACCTCATAACTTGATAGCTGGCGATAGTGTGTTTATTGATTATACACCTATCATGGATAACACGAACAAAACATTTAAAGTTCGTCAATTCAAGGGTATTGAGCAAATAGTCATTAGTCAGACAGGATCTGGATATAATGAAGAAATTCCTCCAACAATTATCATCGATGGCGACGGAACCCAAGGTGCTTTACAAGCGGTTGTTAGTTCTGTTGGTGCTATTGATACTGTTAACATTACTAACTCTGGATCTGGGTATACTACCAATCCTCGTGTTATTTTAAGTCATCCTCAGATATACAAGAAGGCTGATTATTATGTTTCTAAGATTGAAAATAATAATTATGTCAAGATTAATGACTGTAAGGTTAATATTAAGAAAGAAGTATTCACTTGTGGTAAAACTTTAGATGCTGATGGTAATACAGTAGGATTTGTAGCGAAGTTATCTGCTACAGGTGTTAAAGAGTGGCAAAAAACTTTAGAGAGTACAGCTGGTCTAAAATACGTAGAATTTGAGAGATTGTATGTAGATGGAGATAATATTTGGGTAGTTGGTAATAATAAACCCAATAGTTCTCTACTCGATGCATATAACCCTGATATCATTCTTTGTAAGTATGTTCAGGCAGAAAATGGACTTAGTGCAACATTAAGTTTCCAAAAAGCATATGCTGGTATATCTGGTGCAACTCGTTCTGATAATGTAACTGCAATTCAGAAATATTCAGATACTCGTTATATTATTGGTGGTTATACTAATACTAACTCTGCTGCACCTTTTGATGCATTTATTGCATCTATTGATACTACTGGTAATTTCTCAGTTAAGAGAAAGTTAGCTTCTGCTACTGGAAATGAGAAAATTACTGATTTAATCATTGATGGTACTGATGTATACTTCACGATGGAAGTATCAGCAACAGACACTGCTCAGGATATTAATCAGTGTGTAGGTAAAGCAACTATTGGTACAAGTGTTATTGAAATTCAATGGATTAAGGAATTTAGTAATGCAACTTACTCATTCTTAGATTCTACACTTTGTATTGATGAATTTAAGGAAATTTATCTTACTGCTTCTTGCAGAATGAAGAGTGATGATACAACTAGAGATAGTTTCTGGGTTGGTAAGGTTAATTCTACTGATGGTACTTTAATCTGGAATTATCGTTATCTTGCTCCAGGTAGAGAAGTTCATGTAACAACTTCATCTGAAATTGATTTATTTGGTGATTTAAACGTTGCATTTACAAGAAAGAATAATACAAATACTCAAACAACTGTAGATACAGTTAAGATTGGTTATGATGGTAAGATTAAGAATCATACAACTAATAATTTCAATATTAATAATATTGAGGGTGTAACTGCACATGCACTTGATGTTGATGAATCAGGTGATGTTCATGTATTTGGTCAAACTCAGTGGAATAGAAATGAATTTATCTACGATTTTGCTAATAATGAGCAAGTTGATATAACAGGTCATCATGTTTTAACATCTGTTGGTGCTACTAATGCAATAACCTATACAGGTAACCTTGCTAAGATCTATGGTTATAATCCTGCAGGTTCTAATTCTACTTGGGTTAATTCTTACTTAAGTGTTCCAGGTACTACATTAAAAGAGACTCTTGCTGGTGATTGGACTTTAGAGTTCATGATCTATAAGAATGGTAGTGAATCACAGACTTTATCTCAAGGTGCTCAAACCTTATGTGGTATTGGTGGAGCAAGAGATGCTACTGGTGGTCTATGGTTAGGTTATGATAATGGTAGTGGAGAGTTACAATTAGTAATTACTAATAACACAACACAACTTATAAGCGGTTCTGGTCAGTCATCATCTCAGACCAACATGTATGCTGATAACTCTTGGCAGTTTGTAGCATTAACTAAGAATGGTAATGAGTTCAAGGCATATATTAATGGTATTGCAGTTATTACTGGTACATTATCAAATACTGCTCTTGGTACTAAAAACATATACTTTGGTAACCAAATTGGTTTTGGTAGTGGAGCAACTGATTTTGCTCAATCTAAGCAGGGTCAATTCTACATTGATAACATTAAATTAAGGAATAGATTTGTAACTCCTACAGTTCCTACTGATGTTGTAACATTACCTCCAACTGCAAGTTATAGTCAGACATTTGATTGGGTAGATGATGCATGGTTTACTTCTTACTTGAATCGTTATGATAATATTGATTATGTTGGTTGGGGTATTAAGGTTGATAAGAATGCTGAATCTGGAAGAATTGGAACTTATAGTGAAAGAACTAATACTAAATTAGGATTTGTTAGAACTGCTGTAACTCCTGTTACTGGTTCTGCTATAACTGTTTCTGCTACTGGATATAGTTTAGGTGATGCAGGTTTACAGACTCTTGACTTTGACGATACAACAACTACGATGTCTCAAGATACTGAGACTCTAACTTATACTCAGGATATTTGGGGTTCAAGAACTGCTACTGTTCCTTCTCCAGGTTCACAGAAACTTAAGGTATCTGCTGTAGTTAAAGACAGATATTACTTTAAAGTTACTGATACTGTTAAGATTGATAATATTCAGATTCTTACTGTTAATCAGGCATTTAATTTCACAGTTGGTGCTAAATTACAACTTTATACAGGATCTACATTTAAAAATAGCGGTTATATCATTAGAGTTGATAATGATAACAATAAGATATATGTTGCTGTTAATAATAATCTTTGGTCAGATGATCTTAATACTGGTCAATTAAGCACAGTTCAGTTTAGTGAGCAGTCTACTTATAACATTGTTGGACCAATTCCTAATGATATTAATGAGATAATAGGATATACTTTTGCACAAGTTGTTAATCAAACTCCTGGAACCTTTATCATTCCTCTTTCAAGTTATCCTTTAGAAGTTGGTGGAGCTAATAATCTACACACATTTGCAACATTCAAACCATATGCTGATGCAGATTACTCTATAAGAATTGATGAAGTTTCTGGTTCTTCACCATATATTGTTGGATCTGTTGTTACAATCAATTCAGGTGATATTTCTTATAATGCTGATTATTCTCAAGCAACAATAGTTAATTTAACTGGTGTTCTAAAGATTACTTTAGTTGCAAACCTTACTAAGATTCTTCAGGTAACTGCAGTTGCTAATAGTGATGAAGTTTATGTAATTACTGCTACTAAGCATTACCTCAATGCAGGTGAAATGCTTTATATTGATGGTAACCCAGAACGTACTTCTGGTGGTGTTGTATATGATGAGTATGATGGTGCATTCCCTGTTGATACTGTTGTAAGTTCACTTGAATTTACTTACAAATTACCTCAAGCAGCAATAACTGATCCTGAGACAAGCACTCCTGGTAATGTTAGTATATTTGTTAAGTCTCCTGTGTTGAAGATGTATTATGGTCACCAGTATCTGTTTGACCTAAGTCACTCTTCATTGGTTGGGGGTAACCTATCATTTGCTAAGGATAACCTTTATAAGTTGGAATATTCATTCAACTCTATTGAAAGAATTGGTACTCCTGGTGTAACTGGTCAAGGACAACCTACACCTACAGTTAAACTGAAAGTTGATCAAAGCGTTGTTACAAATATTTCATATTACTTTGACCCATCAAGAACTGGGGATGATTCTCCTGTAATTCCTGGTAGTTACTTAGATGTTGTAGATTCTCCATATAAGGGTACATTCCAAATTAGTTCTACTGCTGGTCAGACTATTACTACTGGACCTGATATATTCAAATTCCCTCTACAAAATGAGCCAGAAGGTTCTGCAGATGTAAGTAGGACAAGTTATAGTACAAGTTCACTAAAAGCTGTTGGTTCTATTAATAATATCCGTATTGTTAACTCTGGTGGATTCTATACTAAATTACCAGTTGTTACAGGTATTGTATCAACAAGAAAGATTGAAAGAGTTCAAATTAATGCTCCAGGTACTGAATATGCTGTTGGAGAATACAATAACGTACCTATTGCTGGTGATGGAGAAGGTGGATTAGTTTCTATTACTGTTGCTGATGGCACTGATGATGAAGGTACTACTATACCAGGTCAAATTCAAAAAGTTGATGTTATTGATCCAGGTAAAGGATATACTACTGCAACTATTGATATTAACTCAATTTCAGGTATTCTTGGATCTGGTTTAACTGGATCTGGTGCTGAATTAGTAGTTGTTATTCCTTCTGCTGGTACAGGGGCATCTATCTTTACTAAGGGTACAAATGTCGGAAAAATCAAGAAACTTAAGAATAATAACTTTGGATATGATTATCCTCATGACTATACTTTACGTCCTGAGATTACCTTCCCGATTAACGCTCAGTTAACATCTACAAGTATACTTTCAAGTATTACAGTTACTGACCCAGGTTCTGGTTATTCCTTACCTCCTGCTGTTGTAATTACAGGTGGTGGTGGTACTGGTGCTGTTGCTGAAGCAACTATCAAGAATGGTCGATTAGATCAAATCTTTGTTAAAGATCCTGGTGCTGGTTATTCATCTACACCAACTATTAATCTTAAGTCTTCATTCAACTATGTTGTAAACCTTGACTTAGGATTACTTCAATTTGCTTATCCTCATGGTATTGTAAATGGTTCTGAAGTAACAGTTACTGTAACTGATACTGGAGATGGTGCTGATTTCCCACTTGCTGCTGGTGCAACTGGTAGATTAAATGCTTCTACTACTTACTTTGCTATTGCTGGTACAGCAAACTCATTGGAACCAGATCAGTTAAAACTTGCTATTACTGCATCTAACGCTGCTCTTGGTGATGCTCTTTCCTTCGTTAACGCTGGTGAAGGTCGTCAAAGTGTATTAACTGAATCATTTGGTGGTGCTGCTACTGCTAACGTTATCACTTCTACTTTCTTAGAAGGAGAATTGATATATCAAGGTGATTCACTTGAAAATGCTACTGCTCAAGGTTATGTTTCTACTAACTCTGGTTGGCAGGTTGGACCTCGAATTCTTAAGATTGTTGATTACACTGGTTCATTTACAGAAAATGAAAAAGTTACTGGTGTTATTTCTAAGTCTTCAGGTACTATCAGTGATCTGAAGATCGCTAAAGGTGTTCTTGAAATTGGTTCTATTACCAAAACAACAGGTCAGTTTATCGATGATGTTGGTAAACCTTCCGAAATTATTCAAAAGATTCAAGACTCTTACTACTATCAGGACTTCTCTTATGCTG